CCTCGGGCCTTCTGGTAGATCGCGCGTTGCAGTTGATGCTCTGGCGACATCTTGCTTGGGATGCGGCCTGTTGTTTTGAGATCAATGACCACGCCGTGATCTGGGAATACAAAATCTAAGTAGCCAATCACAGGTACAGACCAAATTACCTCTCCATCGTCATTTCTGTCGGTAGCTGTAATGCTGATCTTTGTTTGCCCATCTTCAGGAAACTCAGGCTTGCCGTAATGCTCAAGCTCTTGGAGTGTTAGCTCCATGCACGGCTCAATCATGGCGCGCTCTTTGGTGATCTTTTCGTCAGCCATGAAGAACATGCTGTCAAACTTTTCCAACGCCTGATCCAGCGCGCCGGCTTTGTGTAGCTTGCCGGTCAGTGTGTTGGCAACTGCATCCTCTGTGCAGATGCCACGCATTGCAGCGGCGCCCATAGGTGTGCGCTTCTTAAATAGGTATGACGCAACCCAAACGTCTGGCGCGTTAGTCCAGAGGTTGATTGATGATGCTGACAGGTGCTTGATGCCGTGCTTTTCAAAACCGTTCATGCTGTTAGCTTTCCATATAGGGCCAAGAGACAGGCCTCACTTCTGCCATCATCCTTGACACGTTTAAACAGGTCAGCCTGTGCAGGCCATCTCTGGCTTGCAAGTGATCGGCTGAGGCCTTTGTCTTTGTTTAGTCCAAGGTATGACTTCCACTTGGACGGCGTTACCAATGACATTGGCAGCTTGTGCGCTGCGACAGCCATCTGCGTGGCGCCGTAGGACTGGCCGAATCTAAACATGCTGCTGACACCTTGACCTCTCATGGCGGCAACCTGCTCTAAGATAACATGGTGCGGTTCATCTCCTTCGGGTGTTAGTATCTCGTGCAGCTCGTACAGGTTCAGCTCTGTCTTGCCTTTGATGTTTTTGTAAACCGGCATGTCATGCACCTCGACGCGGTTGCTGTCGGGCCAGTAGAATGCAATCGCACCAGTAAAGCCTGGGTCTATGCCGACAAACACTGTCATACCTGATCTCGGATCTTGATGCCGTTAAAGTTAAGAAAGAAGAAGATTGCTTCTTCTGTAAGATCGCGCAGGGTTGGGTCTTGCCCATCCATCTTTGCCCGATTGGTTTGCAGAACGCGCATGCCGTCAGCAAGCTCACACTTGATGCGGTGGTTCCACTGCTCTTTCTTTTGTTTCATCTTTCCCCCAGGGTTGCTAGTCGTTCTCCATACATAGTGCTAGCAATTATTTTAATCAAGTGCAATTTTTTGCTAGCAAAGGTATTGCAAAGTTGCTAGCAAGATTCTATATGTAATGTATAGATAGAAACAAGGGAGACAAAGACATGGTTTTGGAATTGCAAATCAAACGTAGCAGCACAGGTAAGTATCATTTGGGTTTTGTTGGAGGCGTTGCTGATTGTAACCAGAATATGCGAACAAGCCCATCGACGGTATCAATGGCTAAGATCGCACCCGATGTTATGCTTTGCGAAAAGTGCTTCAGCGGAGCCAGTAAGGGCCATGCGCAACTAAATCACCTGATCCAGCTCGGATATTTTAAATAATAAACACGGGTGGAGCTGCGGCTCCCCCCTATCACTTAGAAAAGAATATACCATGAAATATAAACTATCAGATAAAATTAGGTTTGATGCGTCACCAAAAGGCGAAATCATGCTGAAGGATTTAGTCGGACGTTATGTATATGTCCCATTAGGAAAGGCAGCTAAGACAGTCTGCCTAGATCACGTTGCCTCTGATGACACAGATAATGTCTTTTACAATCGTGATGAAAGCATAGGGTTTGACATAAATTATATTTGGCAGTGCCTTATATATACAGACGAAGAAAGATCTCACTTTAGAGATTTTTATGAAGCAGCCAGAGATAACCAATTGGGAACACGCTTATGACAATCAACGAAATCAAATCCGCAATTGCCAAAGAGACCAGCTTCATTGACAATAAATTAAAGGTCATTGACGATTTAAAAAAATATTACGGTACAGGTGTTCGATCATCATCAGCCAGCGCCGACATAGGAATGGAAGCAGCCATGCTGCAAACCGCAATTGCTACCCGCAAAAACTTCGAGCAGTTACTAAAGGAGATGACAAATGAAAGCTGATTGGGAAGATTATGTAATTATTATTAGCGCGTTTGTCGCTGCAAACGTATGGATCTCAGGCGTTGTATGGGGCTGGTGGTGAGCGAACTATCTCCTGCCGAGCAGGCCATACTGCAATACCTGCGCACTCAAGTGGATCGCTTGCAGGACGAGCGGTATCGGCAGGACGCAAGGCCGAGCATTGCCAATGAGCTTTTCATTGCCCAGCGCGATCTGAAACAATTTACATCTGACCTCAGACAAAAAGGATACAATATATAATGGTCAAAGTAGTAGACGTTGAAATAAATATAGCCGACATGAAGGCTAAGGCTATCCCAACTAGGAGCGGTGCAACGGCATGGATGGAGCTGGCAAAAAGGGAGCGGGAAGCCCACCGCAAAGCCTGGGGTTACATCCAAAAGAATAAGTTTACTCAGCAAACCCTTACTACCCAAGCGCGGCATAAAACGGATTGGAATGAAAACCCGAAAAAGAAAATAAAAAGAAGGCGGGTGCGAGATCCAGAGCGGTTGGTTGTGATAAAACAAATGCGCAAAGATGGGCTTACAGTGGATGCAATCGCAAATGAATTGAAAATATCTGAGGGCAGTGTCCGTTACTGGTGTCGCCATTACGACATCCCCAAAGGTTAGGAATATATAATGACAAGAGATGAAATACTGAAAGAGGCCGCGCGCATAATCAGCACCGAAAGAGCGGACGATTATGGGCCGGCAGATGAATCGTTTAAACGGATTGCTCGGCTGTGGACAGCCTATCTTGATGTGGCTGTTAGCCCTATGGATGCTGCCAATATGTTTGTACTGAGCAAGGTGCAGCGAACTCTTATGTCTCCAAGTAAAGATGATACATGGATAGACATCGCCGGATATGCGGCATTGGCAGGGGAGATGATGACGAATGAAAAGTAAGTTTACAGAACACGAAGTTCATATAGCCGGACTGATCGGCGCCATCGTAGGGTTCCTATCCGGCGCTGGCCTAATGGCAATGGTGGGGATTATATTTTAGGTAATCGTGTGGGTAGATAATTATGAATAAATACACTTATGATGGTAATGTTCTTACAGAAGATATGAGGCTGTCGCCAGAGTGGTGGGACTTCTTTCTAAACAAATGGAAAAGATCAACTAACTCTCCGACACTGCAATGTATATCTAATCTTTGTGGAAACATGGTTGGCTCAAGCCAGTGCGGTGTAGTGTTAAGGAGAGGGTACACCGCATCATTTGAGACAAGCATACCTATAATAGAAATCGCCTTGGCGGTTGGTTACATCGAATTAGATGAAAGAAAGTTTTTATACAATGCAATGAAGTCCCGGCTTTTAAAAAATACACATAAGATAAAACCCTCAGACGGAGTGCGCAGTAGGATTATGGAGATGGCAGATTAATCGTGTGGGTGGCAGATGAATGATTGGCGCATTCGGTCTCGCGTTTACCAATAAACAAGGTTACGGTCGAAGCCACCCACTAGATATTTATAGCAGCGCATCAAATTGCTTCAAGCTTTTTATGCGCTGCCTTTCTTTTTATTCATCATAGAAATTCGCTTGCCTTTTGCTACAGCCTCGCTCTTAGAGGATGCACCCCAGGCCTTCAGAGATTTAAGGAGCGGCGTGTCTGTACCGTCCTTCTTCTTTGTCGGCCCAGGCATCTTGCCCATCCGTTGCAGGAAGGCGGCTCTCCGCCCACTGTTGCCAGTTCTTTCTGGCGGCCTGCTCATGTTAAGCCTTACCGGTCATTATGGTTTTTTTCTTAGCGGTCTTCGCGCTATCCTTGAAAGCCTGCGCTGTTGGTGCGCCCTTGCTGCCCGGCTTTCTCATCTGCTCACCAGATCCAGCAGCGATCCGTTTTCTTTTGTTGTCGATATTTTTGTATAGTCCTGGTTTAGCCATCTGCCATCTCCAATGCTGTTTCTAGCGTTTCCTTGTTGCGGCGCGTCCAACCTTTGCCAAAGGTCTCAAAGGTTTTAAGGCGCTCATAAAACTTCTGCCGTGTATGATACACAGATTCTATAATTTCTCTAGGGTCTTTATCAGCCACAGCTTGCAAGGTCATAGGCCCAATTGCACCATCTTGCTTTGCGGCTACGGCGCGCTGGATAGCTTTGGCTGGCCGACCGCTGCCGGAATTAACAGCCCAATCAAACGCGCACCAATCAACGCCGCTGGGGAGATCGTCACCGCACACCTTATCCCAATAGTTTTTCTTATAGATTGGAGCGACATCATCAGGAGTGAGATCGCGCATTTCTTGCTCATTGCTTTCCCGGCCAATCCACTTATCATAAACAGCCTTGGTCACACCGAGATTAGTCATACCCCCTGGATCTTTCGGGTGATTTACGAAACCGCCTTCGTGCTTGAGAAGCATCCTTAAACAATGTCCAAAGTTCTCTTTCATTTCGTCAATCCTTGTTTCTTTTCATAGCTGCGCAGGCCACCCAGCCCGAGCATGCCCATCATAACAGTCATTAGGCTACCCATGTCAAACGTGGGCAATTCTGGTAT